TGGGCCGGTGTTCACTTCTGTACTCTGCGCTTGGAAGTCTGAAAAGTCTTCCATTAAGCGCCGAGCAGCCCGGACTTGATCGACGCCCTTACCGGTTGCAGCAGTCTGAAAATCCTGCTGTCGGCTAGGTGTACGTGAGGCGAAGGCTTGGAACTCTGGCGTTGCAACAGTTTTGTCAAGGTCGGGATACGAAGCCATCAAGGCTCGTCCTTCGATCTCGAACTGCTGGTCTACAGCTACAGTTTCAGGCTCGCGCTTCAGTGCGTCTAAGTCCTGCTTAACGATTTTCCGAACAGTCTCCACCGGATTCTGAATCAGTTCATCGCCAGACACGTCTATCGGTTCCTGTACAACGGGTTGTGACGGTTCAGGCGTGCGCTGCAACTGGGTCAGATCGTTGACAAGCCCTCGGTAAGTGCCCACTTCGTTTGCCTGACGCCCATACTCTCGTTCGAGATTCTGGTGCATGTCGATGACTTGCTCGATGGTCTTGCCTTGGTACTTCTCGGGGATCGTGCCTTGTGCAGCATTAGGGGATACGAACTGGCCGGTCGCTTCGTCGCGCGGCTGGTCCGAACTTTGCCCTTCTGCCTTCGGGTCTACTGTTGGTGCAAGAATGCTAGACATTGGTCTATGTTGAAATGCAGTTGTCATTTCTGATCTCTCCTGATACGGTCCCGCAATGTGCGAGATTGTCGTAATTTGTTAGCTGCCGTAGGAGTGGTGCTTCTTATCGACTCCATGTCGGTCGAAGAACTTCTTATCCTCGGATGCTTTGGCGCGGCGTTTCTTTTCCCATTTTGCATACTCGCCGGGAAAGTCCGGGTCTGTACCCGGAATAGCGAGAGTCGGTTTGGAAATCAGTCGCCTCGTCTCTGCGCCGCACTCCGGGCATGACGGATAAACGTCAGGCTTTACGAAGTCTTCAAAGACGTGGTTACATGATTCACAGCGGAAATCGAAGAACATGTACTTAGACATATTCGCCGGGTCCGTCTACCTCGTTGATAGCGTTGATCTTCTGGTTCTCGATTGTCTCGGGCAGATCGATCATTTCTTTCAACATGGCGTATCGAACTCTCGCCGCGCGCAAGTCTTCAACTGAGTTGGCGTTGAAGAATGCGTTTAACGGCAATTGATCGACTTCGTTCTGCCAGCCTTGGCGCATCAATTCCCATCCGGGCGTATTGAATGTGCCTTCCATGCTGGCGTAGAATGACTTTTGCTCGTCTGACAGTATCGCTGTCATGTCCCTCTCCTAGTGTGGTTACGCTTTGGGCTTGTCCTTCAGCGCTTTTTCCTGAATATCCAGAGCGCGATCCTTCAGGCGATTATCCTCCTCTTGAATATCAAGAGAACGGTCGCCTTGGTCAACCTGCTCCAGATCGACGACAGCTTTGATCTTGTTGATGTCGCTTTGGTCGTCAAGAATTTCTGTCTCTTTCTCCGTCTTGTTAGACTGGGCTTCCTTCAGCTCAGCCTCACCAACCAGCTTAGCGATCTCGGCGTCCAGCTTCTTAACTGTCTTGACCGGTATCTGAAGCTGTGCTGCTTGCGCAGCGGCTTCTTCTGGTGACGGCTCCCGATCCTCAAGCGCTTTCAGTGCTTGCAGCACTTCAGACTTGACTGGTGATCCGGAGTGTTCGAAGATGGCACGAATGATCGGTCCAGAGGCCGGTGAGTCCGGACCCAGTACACTAAGCAATCCTACCATGAAGTTCTGTTCGATCTCGCGCGCCATCATACCGAGCGTGCCACGTACGTGGAACTCGTAGTCCTGCGGGTAGCGGTCAGGCTCATACTGCATCTTCAGACGCAGCACCCGTCGGACCATCTTGTCGAGGAATCCTTCGAGGTTGAACATGGTGCGCTTACTGCGCTTGATGAACGAAGACGCGGCCAGCGCGGAGCCGGTAGCCGTCTCGTCACGCACGCCGCCCCGTAGACCGGCTGTGTCTAACGCGCCTGTGGCCTGCTGACCCATACGCTCAAGTGCCTCCATATGGGCATATGAGTTTTGGTCAGGGCCAGTGATCTTGAATTCTGTGAGTACTTCGCTCGGGTCGCCGCGCGTGCCCCAGAACTTCCCGGGCCATGCGTTCATGTTGCTGCCCGGAGGCATCCTAGTGAGGTCGCCTGCGAACATGGGATTGTTAGACCAAGCCAGCGCATCGATGCGTCCACGCATTTCTGCGTCCTGCGCACGCTGTATGTTCGAACCTTTCTCTGCGACTCCTCTACCATAGAACCGGCCCGGAACAGTCTCATGCTGGTAGGCGACCATAAGGCGCTCACCCGTAATCAGTGGGTTCTCGATTACGCGGAGCAGGTGTGTCTCGTTGGCGACCGTAGCGATCACTTCAACCATTTCATGTTCTGGAATAGCGAGTACCATTTCATCAGGAAGTACCGTGCCGTTATCTTCAGCAGTGGCCTGCATGAACACACGTTGCGGAATAAGCCCATAGTACTCCGTGATATACGCGGCCTCCCCTTGATCTTTGCGGTTGCCTTGCTCTGTGTCACCACGGTTCGGAGCCAGCGTCTTAGCACGGAACGCGCCAATCTGCACGTCGTTGTAGTAGACGCCTTCTGACTGTCGCCGTCTAAGGGTAGACAGCGGCATCATAAATTCGTGTGCGCAGCCAGTCATGTCGTCTATGCATGCGGCTGACGGGTCTGCGACAAAGTTGCCGGGAGCAATCGCGACAGGCTTGACCTGTACGATTTCTTCCTCGGTGACGCGCAGCTCACCTTCGGAGGTACGCTCGGGCGTCTTTCTGATCTTGGTGTTGATTTGAATCTTCATGATACCGTTGCCGTACAACGTACCATTCAGTACGCTGGAAGCAAACTCGTCAATGAAGCCCTCGGCCTTGAGATCAGCGACTAATAGCTCGCGGGCTTGCGCTACGTCGGTATCGTCGCCATCACCCACGTTATCAGGCAGATCGATGAAGTATTCGCGGCCAAGCACTGCTTCGATGATCTCGGCAGTCGTCAGGTCGATAGACATCGACGTCAGCGGAGAGATTAGCTTGGAGCGCTCTGTGCGGAAACTCTTGTGCTGCGGCATCCAAAAGCCGCGCCACTTGGCATAGTACTCGTCCCAGAGCAATTCGAAGTCACCATCGCGCAGCTCGCGCCAAGGCTTGATCATTCCCATGACCTCACCTACGACTTTGCCTTTCGCGCCGCCTTGCGTCTCACGGTTGTTTTCACCGCCAGCGACTTCGCGCTCTCTCACAATGTGCTTGTTAGCCATTTAGTATCCTGATCGTGGGTCTTGAGGCTCAAACTTGGTTGCTGCCTCAATACCTGATATGTCGAAGTTGTTGAGTGTTTCTGGTACGAGCTGGTCGATATAGGACAGTGCGTCTACCAGATCGTCATGTACGTAGCGTGAAGGGAAGCTTACAGCTTGGTCGATGAATTTCGTGTTCCAGTCGCCCTTGATCAGATAGATGTCGCCTTTCTGCGCTCTACCCTGTAGCGCCCATTGGACGCGATCATACTTGCGCTGGTTGCCATGTGTCAATGGCTTGATCTCGAACCACCTGTTATAGCGCGCCATGTACTCGCGCATGTAAGGTTCGACGGCATTCATTAGCGCGCCCTTCTCAATGCCGATAATCGGAATTTGATAGTCTTTCGCAGCCTTCACGATGCGGTATGCTGTCTCGCGGACATCCCACTTGCCATGCTCGATCTTGAGGACGTACCAGCGACCTTGCTGGTCTACCTTGACAACTGCTATCGCACTGTCGTCAAGTTTGCGTTTCTCATTCTTCCTATCCGGATCAGAGGAAAAGCCAGCGAGATCGACTGCCAGAAACGTATCCATCGTCTTGTCTGGTACTGCGTCGAGAATCGTGAAGTTATCTGCGTTAAACAACTGTCCAGACGAGGAAATGAACTTGGCTTTAATCTCTTGTTCATAAAGGTCTGTACTGCCTCGCGCGTACTCGGCGGCGAGCGCCGCGCGCTCGTCAGCCTGAATCAGCGGGTTGTCGTCCATCGAGTAGTTGAAGACGCCCCAATCGTCGAGAGGGATGGCTTCTTCTACGAGATCATAGAAATGGTTCCGGCCTTTCGGAGTACCAATGAATAATGCTCCACCGCGCACGTCAGCGAGGGCCGGACGGATAATCTCGGGCCAAACCCGAGGCGGCATATCCGCGTACTCGTCAAGGACGCAGAAGCGAATTTTCATGCCTCGCGCGGCATCCGGATCATCCATTCCGAGGAGTCGTATCCTACACCCGCCTAACTCCTTCGGCAGTTCGATCAGGGACGTCTTTTCCAGCATACGGACGTGTAGTCCGGTTGCCTTCTCTATCTCTTGCGCGAACTTCTTGAAATACGGCCAAGCGTTTCGTTTGGCCTGCTCGCGGTCGATACCCACGTAGATGACCTCGGAGGAGTCATCTAGCTGGACACCGAGTGGATTCTGCGTTGCAAGGGCTTCCTCGAAGCAGCGAATGACTGAGAACACGGTTTTGCCGAAACGACGGCCCGCAGCAACGATCTTGAAGCGTGCGGGATGTCCATGAATCTCTGTCTGCGCAGGATGCAGATTAAACTGAATAGTCGCCATCTGCCCCTCCGGCTAGTTGTTCGAATCGGTACTCTGTCGTGCGCGAGCCTTGTCTACCTTTCGACGCAGCTCTTTCAGTCGGTTGATGCCAATCGTGCCCTCTACCAACTGCCTCGCGCCTTCGCGCGCAAGCATAAGCCGATCAGCACGCCGATCAGCTTTGGTAGACAGGATGTCACGGATAGGCGTCTTCTTACGCGATTCTTCAATCTGATTGCGTCCGATACGCTTCTTCGCGGCAAGGTCGCGGGCGGAAGCCATTAGTTTTGGCTGTCAGTCGTCTGACGGTCTTTGACGCTCATCTTGCCGGTTTCCGCTTCTTCAAGCGCAGCATCGACGGCCTCGTCACGTCCGAAGAAGGACGAGAAGAACCCGCCTTCATCTTCAGCTTCTTCCTCGGCAGCTTTAGACGCAGCCGCTTCAGCTTTCGCTAAAGCTTCCGCAGCTTCTTCAGCTTCCCGTCTTTCCCGCATTTCGCGCCGTGCCTTGGCGATGGAGGTCTCCGGCATTACTTGATGCTCGCGCCGGGATTCTCGCCGCCACTGCCGGACAACGTATTCTCGTTGGTGCGATCTTGCGCGATCTTCTGCGCAGACTGCGAGCTCACCGTCGACAAGTTGTCCTCAACAGGCGTAGACGTGACCAGCGGCTTGCTGTTTTCAGCATCCGTGTGTTGTCCGTTGGCGTTAGGCATTATTTCGTGCCGTCGTCAATCGGGGGAGTTTCGGCAACGGTGTTTTCTACCGCGTCGATGTTCTTGGTCATTGCGTCCCAACCTTTATTGTGGAGAGAGTTGGTGCCTTCTCCACCTTGCTTGGAATCACTAGACTGGCGTTCTTTGATGTCACTCATGGGTTATTTCCTCGAACTTGCCGTCAATAACGGCCTGAACCGGTACTGTGGCGTTTGGATTGGTTTGGATGATGATTTGTAACCGTCTATCGGTCTTTTCGGCTTCTTCCGCCTCTTTCGGCGGCATGGCGGGCATTACTCGGTCCAGCAACAGTTTCATTGCGGAAATGGCGTCTTTGTCGTCGCCTTCTACTGCAATCTTCAAAACGCGGTCGATTCCTTCCAAGAGCTTCTGCGCTTGGCTGGCATCAGCGATGTAGTCGCGCAAAGCGCTTTCCAGCATCAACCGTTCGTGCGTTATGTAGTTGCGTAGCCCTTTCTGCTTCCCTGCGGGGTTTCCGCTCTGTCCGGGCAGAAATCTGCCCTTGTGGTCCCTCTCAATGCCCTTCATCTTAGAAGCTTTCGAACACGTTGTCCTTGAACTTCAGAACGACGCCCTTACACACGACTGGCGTTGCCAGTGCGGTATTAGCGGCACCATCGTTGTTGTTCTGCAACGTGATGGTGATATTGCCAGCGGACAAGACGGCTGCGGTCAGAACGCCTGCATCCAGATCAACTGGAGCTGCGATCAGTACCAAGTCGCCAAGAGCTGCGCCGGGTACGGCTACATCGACCTGAGAGGCCAACGAAGCTGCTACGGTGTCATCTTCCAACGTAACTTTGAACGGAATGACGTCAAAGAGACCTTGAAACTGCTTCGGGCCTTTTACGCCCTCTGCTGGAAGTGTTGCGGTGATTGCTGTTAAAGCCATGATGATTTCCTATGCTTGAGTTTTAGTTTTATGCGAAACGCCGTTCTATGCGGCGCTAGGGTTAACTTGTCGGGTGAGCCTGCGCCGGAGGCGTGAACGCACCAGTGTAGACGATTTCGTTGATCGCGCGGAAGTTATCGATGTTCGCGGTCAGGTTACGGCCCGCCACGCCGTTATCGTAGCCAATGATCCATGAGGTCGAGCCAGTAACGGCGATCTCTGCGGATTCGTTGGCATTACCGGCGGCTGCGCCACCGACCCAGATTTTCCAGTTACCGGAAGCGTTTCGCTGGACTGCGATGTGATTCCACTGGCTTTGCGTAGGATTGACCGTAGACGTGATGCTAAAGCGCGACGTAGACGAGCTGTAGCCTTGAATGTTGATTTCGCCCGATGCGAGCTGATAGATCGCCCAACCGTCTGTTCCGTTCCTGTTACCGCAAAGACATTGCAGTAAGCCGACGTTGTTCGGGTAATAGTCCATTTCGACCGTGAGTACCTGAGTACCCGTCGGAACCATGTCCGCTTGGTCGCCAAGGATGATGGTGGCGTTGTTATTGCCTGTAGCGTTGAATAAGCAAGCGGCTGTGCCGTACTTCTTGATCGCGGTATCTAATTCGCCGCCGCCGCCCGCTCCGGACAGGGTTACGGTCAGAACGTCCGGACCAGAGTCTACTGTAGTAGTCTGTCCGTCTGTACCGTCGAACGCCAAGAGAGCGATAACGTTTGCGAAGGTCGTACCGTCAGCACTGGTTCCTAGAGCGCCAGTTGCGGCGTACATCGGGATGTAGCCGTTTGTATCGTCGGTGTTCCACGGCATCGTACGCCCTGTGACGACGAAAACCGGAATGTAGTCCTTAAACGGAAGCAGACCGGTGTCAGCGGCCAAAGAGTTGACCTGACGGAAGCCACCGGAATCGGTCTTGTTTATAACAGTCGCCGCGAAGTCTACAACCTGCACAGGGACGTAATCGACCCACTGCGTCAGTCCGGAGACGGACGCCAGAGCGAAGACCTTGGTGTCGCCAGCGGCGTCCATTGGTGAAGTGACTGGAAGCATTAGGTATCCTGTTTGGCGGGAATGTAGCCCTTGTAGCGGATTTTCGGCACTGGGAGGCTTATTACTGCGCCTTCATTGCTTCGAATCGCAATTCGGTGTTCTTTCCCTTCCCAGTCCTCTACCATGAGGTATCCAGCCTTCGCATCCTGTGCATCGATGCGAATATCGACTAGACCGCTCTCATTCGGGACTAATTTCGTACTCAATGTTCTCTCTCCTGAATTTGGTAGCGCAGGCCGGAATCGAACCGACTCATGTGAGGTTATGGGCCTCGTGAACTGCCATTGTTCTTCCGCGCAATAATATGGTGCCAAATGACTGTTATTACCGTCGGCATCTTCGTTACCCGTCTTAGGGGTCGAACAGGCCAGTCAATTAGACGGGATCAGGCATAGTTTGGTGCCGGTTCGAGGGATCAAACCCCGGACCTTCGGATTACAAAACCGCTGCTCTATCAACTGAGCTAAACCGGCTGAAATTGGTGGATACTAAAGGAATCGAACCTAAGCTGCCCGAAGGAACGGGGTTACAATCCGCACACGATCCATACGTGTCTAAGCATCCGTGGTTTGCCCGCGCCGCCGTTGGATTCTAGCGGAGGGAGGAACTATCGTCTTTCGACGACGCAGGCGCACTAGGTCATGATTTGATTGTTGCAGCCTCCACATATCAGCATGCTCACCGGCGCACCGGAGGGTGCTTGGATGATTTGCTGTGAAAGCTTGCCCGCAACACCGCATCCGGAACACTTGACGTGTGCCATTGGGTTGTTTGCGTCCTCCTCCTTCTGGCGCTGCCTTGCTTTTCGCTTGCGCTGCGCCTCGAACTCCTCTGGCGAGAGGTCGGCCATAGCCTGCCTTTCAGGAGTCTGATCGCTGGTTTCAGCCTGCGCATCTACTAGGTTATTCTGTTGTACCGTTTCTCGGGTTTCCTGCTTTGCTTCGTTCCCAATTTGGGTACGTGCAGCCCCATTCTGGGTAGCCGCCGGAGGCGGCTCGCCCGATAGCACTGCTACAGCAGTTTCGAGCCGGGAATACGCTTCTCGCGCACCCACGGCCCGGGCAGATGCCTCTGCCAAGGCAATTTCTGCCTCTACGAGCTCGGCCTGCGACTTCTCGGAAGCCTCTTGGAGCGTTTTAAGCGCGTCCACCGGTCTCTCCCGCAGATTGGATCGTCAAAGCAGCCTCTAACTGCTTCGTGACGGCCAAATTGGCCTTTTGCATTTCCTCCATGCGCTCTGCGACCTCGACCTGACGCTCCATAAGCTTGACTTGGCGTCCTGTGGTCTTGGCCTGCTGAAAGAGGGCGTCTGCGATGCGATTTAACGCATCAGCTTGGACATTCTCACCCACAGCCACGATTATGCCCTCAGTTTCTTGACAATCGCGTCAAAAATGACAGCAAAAGCGCCGAACCCAAACAGGGGTCGCGTTTCGTTGGCTGCGAACTCGAAACCATCAACGATGATGGTGTTCTGCGACTCCAGCTTCTCGACCCGGAGGGTCAGTTCGCCCACTTGGGCCGCTAGTTGCAGAACGGGATCGACTTTAGCCTTCTTCGGCGTAGAGGCTTTCTTTGGGGTTTTCGGGGTTTCTTGGGTTTCGTTAGACATGGGACTCCCTCTCTGTCTATTTAGTGCGGACGCACCGGGGGTTTCAATTGTCACCCGTAGGCAACCAGAATGAAAACGTATTCTCAATGCCTAAGAAAAACGGCATTGCTTAAGCAGGTAAGTCAACTAGGTTAACTTACGCCCTCATTTTTATAGTACCACAAGATTAAGCACTTGTCAAGTGCCTAATTTGTAAGGTACTGATATTCGGTAGAATATAGTTGTTGCATAAACGCAACACTGTATGGATATACAGTAGTTCTGCGCAAGAAACGTGTCGATTTCATCGACATGACGTCCAGTAGCCGCCCTGCATTCTGCGGCGAAGTATTCCCGAGCGGGAATACGGTCTACTGGTAGACGAGAGTCGAAACCACGATGACCGAAAATAGTGTCAGAGTGGGTGCACCCTCGCACCAAGCGGCCCCCGGGGGGCCGGGGGTGCCTCGCCAGCGAATCGACGCGATCAGAACTGCCGTTCTGCGTTAGACAGCCTGAGAACTCGGCAGCCGAGAGCGAGCGCCCAGTGTGGTGCCCACTAGACGTTAGACCGGGCGTTAGACGAGCGCTCACGTCGTCCGTTAGACGAGAGCCATACGTACCGGGGCATACAGCACCGCCGGCAGGATAGGCGTGCTGTCCCCGGTCTACTGTACATCCGTACAGTGCATACGCTCTCGCTGCATGAGTGCACCGTAGACGTGAGAAGTAGACACTGATCGATACGTATGCCCGTTGGATAATCGGACGTTAGACAGGCACACGTTCACGCTCTCGCTCGGCTAGCGGCTAGCACTCCCGTCGCCAGTGTCCACGCTTCGGCACTGCTTACGGTGACCCAGTGCGCAGTGTCTCGTCGTGTCCGCTGTCGTCGTACGTGCGGGCAGCTAGCACGCGCACTGTCGTCGGATAGGCGTAGACATGGCGCAAGAAAAAGCCCGCTAGATGCGGGCTAATTCGGTCACGCTTGCTGTCGTTGTCTACTGACTTGCGCAGTACTCACACAGTAGATCGGTACGTCCGGACTGACTGTCCGCTATTGGCATACCGCACTGCGTACACTCGTCGTCGTCGTTGTCTAACGATGCGAGCACAACGTCACGCACTGGCGCTAGTTCATACGTAGTCTTGTGAGTCGCCTTG